AAGGAAGAACAAAAACAACCAACAAAAATTAATAAGGATAAAAAATGGCAACACATCACGGAAAAGAAGGAGTTGTAACAGCTGGTGGAACAGCAGTTGGGGAACTAACTAGCTTCACACTTGAAACAACTGGAGATGTAGTAGAAGATACTGCTTTAACAGATGCAACTAAATCATTTGTAACAGGTAGAACTTCATTCTCTGGTACTTTAGAAATGCACTTTGACGAAACTGATGCTCAACAAGAAACTTTACTTGCTGGTGCTTCTATCTCATTTGTTTTATTACCAGAAGGTAATACATCTGGAGATGCTTCATATACTGGAACAGGTATTGTTACTGGTATGAGTATTAATAATGCAATGGACGCAATTATTTCAAGAACAGTTACTTTTCAAGGAACTGGTGCTTTAGCAGTATCAACTGTATAATTTAATTTATGTTAATTATAGATAGGGTTAAATCCCATTTTGAAACTCTTAAAACTCTTACAATCGAAGTAGAACAATGGAAAGACGAGCATGGAAATGCTAGTGTATTCTATTCAGAACCATTAACACTTGAAGAAAAAAACATTATTTTTAAAAAATCTAATAACTTTCAAGACTTAACTATCCTAGTTGATTTACTTATAATGAAACTCCAAGTCAAAGATGATAAAGGCGAATTAGTTAAAGCCTTTCAACCAGAAGATAAATTTGCTTTAAGAAGAAAAGCAGATTCAAATGTTATATCTACTATTGCCAATCAAATCCTTTTAGATACTAATTACGAGGACGCAGAAAAAAAGTAGATAGCGACCCAGATGTTAGGTCGCTGTTAGTTATTGCCGAACGATTACATCTTACAATCCAACAAGTTCTTGATATGCCTGTTAGCCATTATAATCTTTGGTTAGCCTACTTGAAAAAAGAACAAGAACAGTATAAAACAAAACAATCATTAGCTGACGCAAGGAATTTTAAATAATGGCAAATCAAAGACTTAATATATACATAGTAGCAAAGGATAAGTCAAAACAAGCCTTAACAGGTGTTCAAAAATCTTTAGGCAGATTAAAAGGTTCTGTTTTTAATTTAAGAAATGCTTTTCTAGGTTTAGGTGCTGGATTAGTAATTAGAAATTTAGTTAATACAGGAAAACAATTAGAAAATTTAAAAGTTAGATTAAAATTCTTATTAAAAGATACTAATGAGGGTGCAAAGGCATTTGATAATATGACCAAGTTTGCATCTAAAGTTCCTTTTTCATTAGAGCAGATTCAATCTGGTGCTGGTATTCTTGCAACAGTAACAGATAATGCTGATGACTTACAAAAAATGTTAGAGATAACAGGTAATGTTGCAGCAGTTACAGGATTAGATTTTAGAACAGCGTCAGAACAAATACAAAGATCATTTAGTGCTGGTATAGGTGCAGCAGATTTATTTAGAGAAAAAGGTGTTAGAAATATGCTTGGCTTTAAAGCTGGTGCAGTAGTTACTACCGAAGAAACAATAGCAGCATTTGAAAAAGTATTTGGTAAAAGTGGAAGATTTGGAAAAGCTACAGATGAATTAGCCAAAACCTTTGAAGGTACTCTATCAATGATAGGAGATAAAGTATTTAATTTTAAAAAAGTATTATTAGAAGCTGGATTCTTTAAAGAACTTAAAAAACAATTCGGAGATTTAGATAAATTCCTAGAAGATAATGCAAAGGATATTGATAGAATAGCAAAATCTGTTGGTAAAAATTTAGCACAAGGAATGGTTAGAGTTGTACAAATTGGAAAAGATTTAATTCCTACAATTAAAAAAATAGGTTCAGGTTTAAAAAGTATTTTAGATGGATATATGGCTATGCCAGAATTTGCAAGAGAGGTAGGTTTAATTGGTGCATTTTTATTAGGTAAAAAAGGTGCAGCTGGATTAGCTGGAATAAGTTTTGTAATTGATAAAGTAAGTGACTTATTAAAAGCCGAAAGAATTAAAGGTGGCTTAATTGATGTTGCTAATATTGAAGAAGCAAAATTAAGATTAACAGAAATTAATCAACAATTAGCAGACGGATTAAAAAAAGAATATGAATTTGTAGATGTAAGAGGAAAAGGACAATTCATTTTAGAAGATTATATAAAATTAAATGAAGATCAGTTAAATCTTTTAAAAAAACAAAAATTAGAGTTAGAAGATTTTATTAAATTTGAAAAAATAAAAAATGGTGTTTTATCTCAATCAAATCATCATATGTTTGAAATGGCAAATAATCTAGAAAAAATAAAAAAAGAACAAGAAGGAATAATTCAATTCACATCTATATCTAATCATCATATGTTTGAGATGGCTAATGCTGTTAAAGAAACAGAAGAAACTTTTAAATCTATGAATGATACTGCTTTAACAAATTTACAAGAAAAATTTACAAATATTGGTACAACAATTAAAGAGAATTTAAACGCTGGTATTACAGGATTCTCAAATGCTTTATCAAGAGCATTAATACTTGGAGAAGATTTAGGTAAAGCATTTAAATCAATGGTACAAGATGCACTTATTCAAACTGTAGCAATTTTAATTGAAATTGTTATCAGAATGGGTATTCAAAAATTATTAGGTATAGATATAGAAAATCAAGACAAAAAACAATTAAACGTAATGAAAAATAAAACAGCAGAATTAAAAAAACAAGTAGGATTTTCTCTTATTTTAGCTGCTTTAGGTTTTTTCACAGGTGGTTCATTTTTAAGCACAAGTGGTGGTTCAGTTCAAAAAGGGAAACCATATATGGTAGGAGAACAAGGTGCTGAATTATTTATACCTAACTCATCAGGACAAATTACACAATCAGCTAGAGGCACAGGTGGTGGTGGAAATACAAATGTTAATTTTACAATTAACGCAACAGATGTTAGAGGTATTAAAGAATTATTAATTGATAACAGAGCAACAATCGTTAATGTAATTAATTCTGCATTAAATGAAAAAGGTAAAGAGGCATTAGTATAATATGAGTGGACAATTTCCAACATCTCCAGTTGCACAAGATGCTAGTATAGGCTCACAACAAAATACTATTGTTAGTGTAACAACATCAGGTAGAGTTCAAACAAGACAAATAGATGGTCAAAAATTTACTATCACTTTAGACTATGCACCAATGAACAGATCAAAATTTGCACCTATTAAAGCATTTATAATGAAACAAAGATCAAAATTAAATACCTTTACAGTTATTCCACCTGTTATTTCAAATGCACAAGGTGTTGCCTCAGGAACTATAAGTGTTGATGGTGCTATTACTGCTGGTGCTACTACTTGCACAATAGATGGTATGGCTACAAGCACGAGTGATATTTTAAAAGCTGGAGATTATTTTAGATTTACAGGACAAGATAAAGTTTATATGGCAGTAGAAGATTTAGATTCAGATGGTTCAGGTGAAGGAACACTTACTTTTGAACCACCATTAAGAACAAATGTAGCTAATAATATTGCTTTAGTTTATGACAATGTTGATTTTACTGTAAGACTTTCAAATGATATTCAAGAATATTCTATTGTAACTAATGATCTTTATAAGTATCAGATAGACCTAATAGAAAATCTATAGTGAAAAAGTATAAGATAACTCACAAAATAAATGCCGATTTTGTTGCCGAAATTATTGTTAATGAAGATGACATAGATACGCAAACCAATGATCTTAAAGAATACAAGAAACCTAATAGCAAATTCGAATATACTATGTTAAAAGGTACAGAAAGCCTAACTCAAACAATTTACGAAGAATATGACGAGAACACTAACAACAGCATTAAAGAATGAACTTGCAACAGATAGCTTACAACCTATTACACTTGTTTATATAAATGTAGGTACAGGGTTTAGATTTACCGATCATTACAAAGATATTACATACGACTCTAACACTTATTCAGCATCTTCACTATTTACCAAATTAACAAGTGTTACAGAATCATCAGAAGTAGAAGTTAGTAATATTACCTTATCTTTTTCAGGTGCAGATCAAACAATTATATCTTTGTTTTTATCTAATAGTTATATGGAGAAAGAAGCAGAAGTTTATAAAGGGTTATTAAATACTAGCGAAGCTGTTATTGCAGACCCATTTCTTTTATTTAAAGGTAGAATAGAATCTTTTAGTATTGATGAAAGTATCAATCAATCTAATGCAAATATAGTTGTTGCTTCTCATTGGTCAGACTTTAGTAAAATAGAAGGTAGAAAAACAAACACAGGCTCACAACAAATACATTTTTCAACTGATAAAGGTTTTGAATTAGCTTCACAAACAGTACAAGATATTAAATGGGGTAGAGCATAATGCAAGATGTTATTAATCTATTTAAAAAATTTGATCGTTATAAAGAAAAACCAGATAGTCAATTACAATATTATTTATCACCATCAATCAAACTTAATCAATTTAAGAAATTTTATGATAATGATGAATTAGTTGGCTTTGTTAATTGGGCTTATGTGCATGACATTGTAGAAAAAAGATTCAAGCAAACAGGAAAGATCAAACCTTCTGAATGGAAGTCAGGTAATAATATTTGGCTAATAGAGATTGTATCTATTAAAAATACATTTAAAATGATGCGTTGGGTTTATAATTATTTTAGAAAACAATTAAAGGTAGATAGTTCTATTAATTGGCTAAGAGTAGATAGTGATATTTATAGAATAGGTCAAAAGTTTAAAAGGAGTTATCACTAATGGGTGGTATAGTTGATGCAATTGTAAATGTTGTAAGTAGTTTTATTGGGTGGTTAATTCCTATTCCTGATATTCCTGACTTTGATACACCAGAAGAAGAAAGAGGTGTATTAATTAATAAGCAATCTAACAATGCACAAATCCCTATTGTATATGGCAGACGACAAGTTGGAATTACCAGAGTATTTGTAGAATCATCAGGAACAGATAATCAATATTTATATATGGCAGGTGTTCTTTGTGAAGGAGAGATTGAAGAAGTAGAACAAATATTTATAGACGATAAACAAGTTATCTTTGATGGCGACTTAGATCATGGAACAACAAGAGAAGTTTCAGGTGGAGATGCTAATTTTTATAAAAGTGGTTCACTAATACAAGTTCAAGCATTCAATGGAACTGATACACAAGTTGCATCATCTATATTAACCAACTCTACTAATTGGACATCAGACCATAAATTAAGTGGTGTTAGTTATGTAGCCTTTAGATTTAAATGGAATCAAGATGTATTTAGTTCAATTCCACAAGTAAGAGTAACATTAAAAGGTAAAAAGGTTTTTGACCCTAGAGATTCTTCAACTTCATGGACACCAAACTCTGCATTAGTATTATTAGATTATTTAAGAAATAGTAGATATGGAAAAGGATTACCAGATAGTGCTTTTGAATCTGATTTTGCTTCTTTTAAAACTTCTGCAACTGACGCAGATAGTATAATCCAACCTAGAACAGAAGTATTTTCATCATTAGCTGGTTTAAAACAACAATTATTTAATGGCTATTATTCTGACAATCCTAATTTTTTTGTAAATAAATCTCCAACATCATCAAACCAAGTTACATCTATTAGTGGTGTAACCACAAACCCTTATAGTTCACGAAGATATTACGGATATTTTACAGCACCAAGTTCAGCTAGTTTCAATTTTAAAACTGATTCAGATGATTCATCTGTAGTTTATATTGGAGATGCTAGTCAAACTGTAGATAATTTATTTAAAGAAGTTGAACGTAATAGAGATAGTAAATTAGTTGTGAATAATAGAGGTTGGCATGGAAATGCAGGTGCAGAAGGAAGTAAAACTTTAGTAAGTGGTTCTGTATATCCTGTTATTATTTATTATGGTAATGCACCAACAAATAGTAATTTATCTTTTTTCTGGAGAGTTAGTGGTGGAACTTATAGTACAAGTTTATCTTCTAATTTTTCAAATGGAAGTTATGTAAGTGATGTTGTTCCAGCTATTATTAAATTTGAATCTAATGCTGTAGTAGACACAAACCAAAAAGTTATTGAGAATGTTAAAAAACTTTTAAACCCTATGAGATCATTATTCACTTATAATAATGGTGTTTATAAACTTAAAATTGAAGGAACAGGTTCAGCAGTAAAAACTATAACCTCAGATCATGTAGTTGGTGGTGCAAAAGTATTAGGAGAAAGAAAAAATAATAAATATAATAGAGTTATCGGAACTTATGTTAATCCATTTAAGAATTGGCAAAATGATACAGTTTCTTTTCCACCAACAGATGAAACTAATGTTGCAACTGAATTTAAACACGCAACAATGTTAGCAGATGATAATGGAACTTTATTAGAAGGTAATTTCCAATTTCCTAATGTAACCAACACATATAATGCAGAGGCTTTGTGTGAAGTAATCCTTAGAAGATCAAGAAACCAATTACAGATACAATTAACTTTAACATCAGAATTTTTAGAGTTAGAAATAGGAGATATAGTTGCAATCACAT